TATATATATAACATAAATACACCAAAAAGTAATTTTAACTCTTTGGTGTATTATCTTCAATTATTCTATTTATAATATACTTTCTACCATATACTGGCATTTCGTTGAAATCCTTCATCGAAAGAGTTATGAATTTATTAATCATATAGAACTCTTCGAGCAGAACTTGTCTGTGGTTAGAAGAAAGGACGAAAAAACTCCACCCCGAAAGTAACATTATATGTCACTAATTCTCCTGATGGGGCGTAAATTGACCTTTTTAAGTCCAAGGCCGGGACATTTTTATTTAAAAAATTTCTAATAAATTTTGAATCAAATATCGGCATTTCATTAATAAATTTACTTATATTTGATTTATCTTTATCCCCATTTAATTCAATGATTTGGGTTTCTAATTTCCAATTAACAATCGGAGCTACTCTAATTGAGGGATATTGTAATTTTTTCGATTCTATCTCACGACTTTCACCAAAAGTGAGTGGTTTAAGTTTAATTGTAGCTTCAGACTTAGGTAACTTTACATTAAAATACCCGTCTTGGGTAGGTTCGACTTCAGGTTTTATAACATCAAGTTCATCCAACACTATTGTATGGTCAAACATTTTTGAGGTACTTGGGTCTTGTAATTTAACCTGATATTCAGGACCAAAAGACGTGTTACGTAAAAATAATAATATAGCTTCAATATCACCGTCTATAAAATCCTCAGGTTTCATATCGGGTTCATACACTTTATTACGTAGTAATTGATATGTTAAATCATTAGCATTATTTTGTAATGCATTTATTAACATATTTTCATCGCTAGCGGTTAGGTAACCAACCTTAACGGCTTTTTTATTGTTCTTATAAAATTTACCACCTGAGGGTAATTTTACAACATCGTGTGGCAAATTAAAATTTTCAGTACCAGCTTTTAATAAGTTATCATCCATATAATTTCTCTTTAAGTCTATAATAAAGTATTTTCCCCAATTATAAATGGTATATTACACTTTTAATTAAACTTTGACCACCTTTCATCCCATAAGCTGAAGACTTATGGGTTTTTCGGTGGTGTTATATAAAAAAAAACCCACACAATATTGTATGGGTTTTTTAAATAAATTTAATTTAGTACACCAAAACACAACGGTCCATTCTCATAGTAACCGTTATATTTGCGATAGCATCAGATTTATAATCTAAACTTCCGAAATCGGCTGATGTTAGAAAAGTACCTTCAAGTATCCATTTTTCAACAACTACACCTGTTGGGTCTAATAATTCTAAATCGACATTTTTCTTATACCCTGCAGCATACCCCATACGACCTGTAACGGATTCCGCACATAATCTAACCCATTCCATTAAAGCTTGGGAGGCAGATGGTCCAATAGGGTCTCTAAATGTAACATTAAGAGGTTCCCAATTAAATCTACCAGCAACATATGTTGAGGTGTTTAAAAATTGTATCTCTGTAGAAGCCACCGTTATTTTAGGTCTAGCCGTAGACTCTACGAACCATTCATTTATCCCTAGAGATGATGGAAATCTCAGAACGAACCTATTTTGTCTTTTTGGTTCGTATGGTATGGGCATTTTCATTAATAAATCAGCCATTTGTTTTTGTATTTAATTGTTTTTGTTTATCTTTTTATTTCATCTATAAATATAGCCTAACTAAAATTTTTCTGTTTACTTTATTTTTTTTTAAAATATTCTCTTACTAGAACTCTAATAATAAATACTTAAATTTTAATTAACTTATTTATAAATATATAATTAACTAGTAATAAATTATATCTTATTAAAAAATCTTTAATATACCTTCTTAACCCCACCAGCAGTCGAATATGTCTTAACCATAGGTTCGTCCTTAAATCTATCTTTAATAACCTCCACGTTACGTATATCATCATCTGAGAAACCTATTGTAGGTGTAAAATTATTTGAAACTTTATTTTTAAGAAAGGCTCTTTTTCGAATTTCTTTTGAGATAACTTTAATGTGTTCAATAAATTCACGTAAAGCACTAACCTTACCTTCTTCAGGGTTTGTTGCCGAACCCTCACCATAACTAACGGGGTGGAAACGACACAAATCTAAATATTCTCTTATCATATCTTTTTTAGACACTTTATCTTGATCATTAATATCTCTAAATTTTTCTAAGTTTTTAACCAATTCATTTGAATCAATACCATTATGATTTGATACAATTAAATTATAACAAGCTTCTTTTAAGATTGATGGTGTATGACCTCTAGCCGTTATTATTGAGAATATTGACCCGTTATTAATCGCCTCTACAAAATCTGACCAAGCCGGACCTTCAGATGCTAACATTGAGTCAATTATAAATTGCTTATCACCTTTAACCCTAAAATTTCTAAATGGGTCCTCACCAAAACCAATAATATTATGACCTTCATAATCAAATTCTTCTTTACCTATTAAAGTTCTATATTCCGAGAAATCTTCAGTAGAAATACCTACCTCATCACCCCCATCGTCTTTTAATATAATCTTGGTTGGCATAATCATGATGTTATCATCCCAGTCAAAAGCGTAATACTTCATATCTGGAGTTCCTTCTTCATCAATACCCTCTAAAATATTTTTATGTATCTTCATATTATTTAAATAAAGATGGTGTCATAAAACGACTCCACCTTTAGGTTTTTTTTTATATGTTCTCAAACGATGCTCCCGCAGGTGTTATATAGAACGTGATGTCGATAAATTCTAATGATTTAGTAGGTTTAATATAAATACTACCGGTCATTTGGTTTCTATCCAAATCAGATGCGTCTGATGAAACAGTTACTCTAAAGTCATAGATACCTCTATCACGTCTAATTGCGTCTAATATCGGGTTGACCGCGTCTAAGAAATCTTGTCTTACTTTATCATCATTTTGTTCGAATAATAATCTAACTGAAACAGCTGAAATTAATTTACGAGCTTGTAATAATAATCTTCTGACGTTAATCCTATCTAAAGCACTTTCTCTAATTTGTAAGGTTTTATTACCCCATATAACAGTTCCCACATCTGAGAATGTCGCAATTGGGTTAATTCTACCTTGATAAAGAACATCTCTATCTTCTTGAGTAAGTTTCTTTCTCGCTTTAATTGCGTTAACGATACCTCTCGTGTAACCCGCCGCGGCGAACCAAGGGAAAGCAATGTTATCGGTTAATGCTAAGTTTTTAACAACCTCAGCCGTTGGTGGTAAATAGATTTGAGTGTTATTTACACTATCTCTAGTTAATACCCAAGGGTAATAGGTTGCTGTGTAGTTAGAGTCAATACCTGTATTATCTAAATTATCTACAGCTTCTTGTGGGTAAATCAAATCTGATTGAACTCCCGTTGTTGGTGTAAATAAATTGTAATCAGGTGTTGTCGCAATATAGATAGAATCCGCTCTATCGTTCTCAACCATATCAATAGCTTGTTCAACTAAATCTGAGTTGTTCACATAATCAATACCCGGTGTTACAAATATGTTGATATTAACCGCTTCAGGGTTTTCAAAGGTTTTTTGACCTAATAGATAAGCATAATAATCAGTATTTCCATAACCTTGAGTATTATCACCAACAGTTATTTGTTTAAATGCTCCCCATCCTGTCGCCGTTGGATATTTTATTGAAGAACAAGAACCATTTAAGTATCCTGACCTTCCTAATACAAATCTATCACTGTTAGTTCTAGTTTCTCTATATATGTCCCATCCGTCGAAACCACCTGCAACTAAGAAAGTAAATTTACGAGCGAATAATCTATAATAAGGATTTTCTTCACTCTCAGGGTCTCTAACAAAAGGAGCGTCACCCGTAGAAAATGCCGTAGTACCACTACTCGAGTAAAAATCCGGAATTGTAATACCACTTGCATTAATATCCATGTGGAAACCTTTAGTTCTGTAAGGCCACTCAGATCCGGTTGTACTAGTACAAATATCTAACGGTAATTGTTTACCTTTATAATTAAAGAAATCAGCATCGATACCTATAGTGTTAGAAATACCTAAGTAAGTTCTTCTTACATTATCACCACCACTTCTGATTACATTATCATCTCCTGATGCCAAACCGAAAGGTGGGTTATATATAACTTCACCTGGGAAATCATACTTTGTCTTATAAATTGGAAAAGGTGGTCTTGAACCAGCATATTCTCTAAATTCGTAACCTTCGAACCCACATGGTAATGAGTCTATCGGTGCGTCTTCATTCATTGTTAACATTATGTATTTCGAATTTAAGGTATATTCACCATCAACAGTCCCAACTTTTTGTGCTACAAAATTATTTTGATTTGGGTCCATAGCACAGTTAGTGAATTTTTCTAATACAACAGGATTTGCATCCGTGTCAAAGAAATCTCTAACTAATAAATCAAATGTACCATTATTAAATGAAATATTTGAGACCGATATTTTAACTTCAGTATTTGAAGCATTACCGTCAGAAATCGATGTAAATTTAAAAAGGTTATAAACTTTAGTACCTCTTAATTCAGACACTACCCATGGGGATTCTGCCGATTGATATTGTTCTAAATAAAATGCAATAGACGTAGGATCTGAAGATTGACTTGCGTCAGGTAAAGCATTTAACTCACAATTAAGACCTCTAATAAACCCACTTCTCCATCCGTAATTTAATAAAGTTTGGAACTTCTCTTCAACAAACAATGGAACATTTGATCTAGATTTTGAGAAGTTAGATGATCCAAATACTTTACTTAGATATTTAGGGTCTGAATTTTGGAATGATGTCTCAAAGAAATATTTTTCATTATTTTTATTTGTAATGTTGACACCAAACGCCGAATATGGGTTTTTAATAACACCCGAGTATGTTCCAGTACATTCTAAAGTAACGTCAGTTAAACCTGAAACCTCGTATACTGCTCCGTCGTCAGTTGAATATGTTGCCAAACCTCTTGAACGTAAAGTTGCGATAACTAAATCATCGTAATCTGTATATGCGGTTCCTGAGTAAACATAAATTCTACCAATTAAGGTACCTGTATAACAATTTACCGGTGCCGCGGTCGTCGTTGTTGTTGTCGACGGTGGTACAGGTGTTACACATGGGTCTGTTGTGGTAGTAGTCGTTGTTGAATTTATTGTTGTCGTTGTTGTAACCGGATTAAGGGTTAACCCTGTAACTATTGACCAATAAGAGAAACCACTGTAAGCAGCATCACCAATATTGTCGAATAAACCGTAATACCAAGAATCGTTTTGGGGTGCTGAGTAATCAATCTCAGTTGAACTAACGTTGTCCACACCAAATACATTTGTTTCTCCCGTAAATACCGTTTTAAAATCGTCATAAGTATTTCCCGGTATTGCTCCATAATAATTAATATTATAATCTTCGGATTCTGGAGTATTAATGATACTATATATCTGAAATTTCATATTATTATCCAATGTTGACGTACTACCATCAAATAATTCATATGGTATTGTCAGTTTTTCTGAAATTACATCGGGTATTTGATTTGGTGATGTAAATGAAACCGAATCTAAGTTATTAGTACAACCTGAGAAATCGATTGCGAAATCAATAGTTTTATAATCAACACATTCTATAGCACAATCAACTGTTGTTGCACTTTCACAGAAAAAATTTATCGTAGAAGGATTTACATTACCTTTTGTGGTGATTGACCAAGATGGTCCCGCATCGAATCCTGATAAACCTAAAATTCTAGTTACAAACAATTGATTCGATTGTTGTAAATAAGATCTAGCAATATAAGATGCTTCGTACTTAGGGATTTGTGTGTTTATGAATTTTTCAGGAGATGCTTCTCCAAAATAAGTTGTAAATTCGTTAAAATTACGTATGAATATTGGTTCAAAAGCTGGACCTTTTAGAGTTTCACCTACAAGACCTAATGTGGTTACACCCACACTCTGAGCTACGAAACTTAAGTCAACTTCAGAAGTAAATACACCCGGTGATACGAATACTTTTTGATTTGATGCCATTTGTTTTTAATTTATTGTTTTATTTATTTATAGATAAATATTCTAAAAAAAAACAAAGTTCTTTTCATCAAAGGAACTATTTATAAAAAAGATATACTTTTTTCTACCTTTTTTCTACCTATGGACAAAACTACTAAAATAAAGAATCTAAAAATATCCCAAAAGGCATATATCACCCTAAAGACTTACTGCGATAAGAATGGATTAACTATGTATAAATTTATAGAGAAGTTAATTATGGATAAATGTGTCATTAAGAAAGACATATATGGTGAAGAATATTAAATAATATTATTATTAAAAATAATAAAACTTTCTTTGTTTTCATCAATTTTGACCACCACCACCTTAACTCTATCACCATTGTTGATTAATAATTCTTGAACATCGGTACCGTAAAAATCATCATTTATAAAGATATCAAATGAGTCAACATTTTCCGTTTTTAATAACAACAAATCCGTAGTATAAAAGAAAGATTCGCTAACGATATTATTCCCGGAAACGAATGATACTTTTAATTCCGTAGTGTCTTCGTCGGTAATACCAGGTTTTCTATTTTTTCTCTGAACTTGGGTGTCGGCTTCTATCACATTTAAAACTCTCGATATTGCAGGGGTTACCTCAAATTCCTCCTCATCAATTAAAAACCCTAACATTACAAATGTGTAATTTTGAATATAATATTTTCTCTTTTCAACGTCCATAACTGACTCATCTGAAATACTATCCATAATGATTGGTATGTAATGACCTTTAATATTTCTATAGGATTGTCTTGATGAAAACTTTTCTAAAACTATTTGGTTTAATTTATTTAACTCCCTCATTCTATTACATACTATTTTTACAGAGTAAGTTATATCAACAGGAACAGGTTGAGGTATTTTATAAATATCCATACCATTTCTCTCCCCATCCCAAGTCGGTACTTGAGCGTAATAATATTGTTTTCGATTTGGTATATTATATATTAACGATGGGTTTGTACCATATTTAACTTCGGGAGTTCTAATCGTGGTTATGAAAGGTGGTGAGACATTTTTATCTAAATTTTCGAAATTCCAAGTTTCTGTAAACTGAGACCAATTTTGTGTTGTAATAATAATATCGACTGTCGGAACTAACTTACCAGACACGACAGTTTTTAAATCTTCTTTAACAAAATCCAAAAATCCCCTATCTAAATCAGCATGAAGCAAGGACTTAGGTAAATATGTACCATCTTTATTGATTTTTTCCAACAACTCTTCCCTTCTACCCAACAAAGTTTTTTGTGTTGTTAGTGGAATATGTTTTTTTATTTTTTTAGGTAGTGGCATCTATTAAAAGTTTTCTTTTATGATAAAAATTTTATTTATTCGATTAATCATCTCAACCTCAGTTGCTTTGTATACTGGCTTACCATTTTTCTTATATACAAATGAATCATATTTATATGGGTCGTATGTTATAACATTACCCTCACTTTCTTTAGGTAAATCTTCACAAGGGTGTTTACAAAAATCCTCTAACTTACCAACAACAAACGCGTGAACATTTTTACGTTTTTCATCTCTAACCTTTTTCTTACCGGTTTTTCTAACTCTAAATTCCACATCATTTAATTTAACGTAATCGGCGTGAGCAACAACTAATCCTTTGTGTTGTATTGAAAAGGTTTTTTTATGTAAGTTATAATAAACCATAACTTCAATACCGGTGAAATCTAAATTTTCATTGTCGTAACCACATTTATGACAAACATAAGGGTCATGTCGACCGTCAGATAATTCCCACGGCCAATCACACTTATCACAGATAACCTCATCTTCAGTTATCATCTCGTTAAACATTCTATGTTGTTTTTCGGTTAATATTAGTTTCATAATTTTTTAATAAAAATGGTGAGTTATGGTATTGACCGGTAAATTAAATTTATTTTCGAACCATTCTTTCAAGGGTTTTCTCCATAAATCATCTCCAAAAAGATTTAATAAAGCACTGTGGAAATTCTCATCTCTTATTTCTAATATTGGGGATTGTTCTTTAAACGGCTTACTTCCCGGACTATCATCATAATATTCAGGTGAAAAATAGTCGAATAAAAATTCCCCATATTCTGAATCATAATCACCGTAATAGTATTGCATAATACCATCTTCTTCACCAAATAAAGAATCGTCTTGTGGGTCATACGCAATTGGTGATGACCAATTTAAATCTTCAAAATTAATTTCACTATCAATAAAATTATATATCATATCATATAATTTATTTTCCTTAATTAAAATTCTCATAAACCTCTAAATTCATTTTCCGTAACCGGCGACGCTATATACGTTTTGTAGAAAGGTTTATATCCACCATAAGTGTGTTTATTATCCGAGTTAACCTTTCCATCGTTATTAACTACATAATACCTCACCTTTGTTTCACTTTCATAGTATCCGATATAATCCCCATGATTTATTTCTAGATCTAACTGTTCTAACTGTTTTTGATATATTGAAAACTTTAAATTACCCGGTTCCATTTGGTTTAACTTAGAAGTACCTAAATTTATATTCTCAGGTGCCAAAATTTGAACATAAGCATTTACTTCAACCGGTGACTTAAATTTAATACCGTCTGTTAGAGCTTCACCATATACATCGTCCGTTTTGGTTTTTAACTTATCAACCCTATAAACAACTAAAGTAAAATTCATATCACCACCTAACCATTCGGACCCCATTTCGATTTCCAAATTATAATCTTCCGCTCCGAAGAATTTACCTATTCTAGTAATTGGTACTTTATTCTCTTTCATATTGATAAATATTAGTTTATATGTTATTATTTCATTAAAATAAGTATCTTGGAAAATAACGAGTCCGGTAAGGTAAAAAAATTAATAGAACGAGACGCCCTAATTATATTAGAGTCGTATTCGGGTGCTAATAACTATATTCTTTATTTACAGGATAAACAATCAAATAATCCGAGATTTTTACCCACTAGAAGTCAATCTGACTACATTGTTAAATATTCAGAAACTATACCTAAAATAGGTAGAAGGTGGGTGGATATGGACCCATACTTTTCAAAAAAAATAGCAGATGAAAACGGTATGATTGAAATACCAAAACGGGTTTGGGTTGAAAAACTTTTAGTTGAGAAAGAAAAATCCTACCATGTTTGGGCCAAGTATAACGAAAAAGATAAGTTAAAAGATATGTGGATGCCTAAAGGGGCTTTACTTAAAACACATACCATTGAAGAGGTAGATATTGATTATACTAAGTATTCCCATAGACCACCTCTTAACCATCAACTTGAAGCGATTGAAAAATTAGTAGGTTCTAAAAGGTTTATTTTAGCCGATGATATGGGTTTAGGAAAAACTACCGCAACCATTATTGCTGCTTTAGAGACAGGGGTTAAAAAAATATTAATTATTTGTCCTGCATCTCTTAAATTGAATTGGCAAAGAGAAATTGAGAATTATACTGATAGGTCTATCTACATTGCCGAAGGTAAAAAGTTTTCAACGGAACACGATTTTGTTATTGTCAACTACGACATATTAAAGAATTTTTATGATATAAAAGACAAAGAAAATTCTCTAATAACTAAAAGTGGGTTTGATGTAATAATTTTAGATGAGGCTCATTATGTCAGTAATGGTCAAGCCAAAAGGACTAAATTAGTTAATAGTTTTTGTAAAAACCCAAAATACCTTTGGTTATTAACCGGAACCCCTATGACAAATAGACCTATAAATTATTTTAATTTGTTAAATTTAATAGAATCACCGGTTTCACAAAATTGGATGGCCTACGCGATACGTTATTGTCAGGGTTATCAATTTACCGCTGGTAATAGAAAAATTTGGAATGTTTCAGGAGCCTCTAATTTAGAAGAACTCCGAGATAGAACCTCTAGACAAGTTTTACGTAGATTAAAAACAGAAGTTTTAGATTTACCTGATAAGATTATCAGTCCTGTTTATATGAGATTAAAATCTAAAATGTATGAAGCATTAATGGGGGAATACTACGAATGGTACGATAGGAATCAGGAAGAAAGAAAATCCTTAACGGTATAATTTAGTAAGTTGATGAAAGTTAGACAGATAATTGCCGATGAAAAAGTTAAAAACACAATAGAGTTAGCTGAAAATATTTTAGAACAAGGAAAAAAAGTTATTATTTTCACTAATTTTACTAATTCATTAAATAAAATTACCGAACACTTTAAGAAAAAGGCTGTCAAATTAGATGGTTCGTCAACTAAACCATCAAGACAAAAGGCCGTTGACGATTTTCAAGAAAAAGATAAAATCCAAGTTTTTGTTGGTAATACAAAAGCCGCGGGTGTTGGTATTACATTAACGGCCGGTGAAGCGGTTATATTTAACGATATTTCATTTGTACCGGGAGATATGGAACAGGCTGAAGATAGAGCATATAGATATGGTCAAAAAAATTCAGTATCCATATATTACCCATTATTTGAAAATACTATAGAATCTGTTATTTATGATATGGTTAATTTTAAGAAACAAAACATACAAACAGTGATGGGCGATAACTTAGATACTGGAGATTTTGTGGAGGTACTAATGAATAAGATTAATAACTTAAGATAATAACATAAAAATTAGTATTTATTATTAATGATTTTAGTAGAGTTAACATCAATTACGGGAGTACCACCTTATACGATAAAAATGTGTGATTTATCTATGACATATTGTTATGTCGTAGCGACGGGAGTACCATCACTTCCTTTGGAATTAGATACACCATCTCAACTATTGGGTGCTGACCAAATAATGGTTGTAATTATTGACTCTACAGGGTGTGAATTTTTTAAACTAATTTCGTGTTTAACTCCGACACCAACTCCAACAATGACACCAACTCCAACAACTACAATGATTGTTGATTGTAATTGTTTAACATTTACTAACACATCTTTAAGTGATTATACAATTTCATACACCAATTGTAATGGGGTGGTTATCAATTCGACAATATTTACCAATACGACCCTATATGTGTGTGGAAAAGAACCTTCAGTTGGGTCTAACGAAGTTCAATATGAAATCGGTTTACCTTGTATTAATAATACCTGCCCTGACCCAACACCAACACCAACACCAACGGTAACACCAACG